CTGTTCTTTCCTTGCAATTAATTCTTCTAATGTTATTTTTTTGTTATCCATGTTATCCTCCTATTTTTGCATAGAAAAAGCACCTACCCTAAGGCAAGTGCTTTATCTTTAAATTATTTTCTTCATTATCTCGTTATACACTTCCTGGGCATCGGTTATCCCTTTTGCAAACTGCACAAGATACTTTCCTGCGGCTGTATCAATGGAAATATCACTTGTGTTTATGAATTTTGTATGATTTTTTATGTATCCTACAGAAACAACATTCTTGTGTGGTATCGTATAAAAGGATTCGTCTTCATCCTTGCCTATATATTTTACCGTAAAAATAAATCTCTTGTTGGTAATGCAAAAATAAGAAATAATCAAAGGATAAATCTTTTCAATCTCTTCCCCAACCATCAAAAACGGTTTTATTTCCGCCTCCATTTTAGAGGTATCATAACTCTTATCTTTGTTTCCTCCGAATAATCCCATACCAAAACTCCTTTTTTATTTCACATTTTACCATTTTTAGGAAATAATATCAAGGTATTTAAAGTCAGCTGCCTTGAATGGTACTTCTTCTTCTCCGAGTGTTCCGTTTTCAAATTTTATCAAAGTTAATTCATCAAGCGTAACTTCTATAAACTGAACTCTTTCCGCACCATATGCAGAAGGGTCGTCAAGCTTTGACACAATGGATATTTCTGGCAGCACTCCTGTTCTAATACCCTCTCGCAGTAATACACCTACAGCGCTATTAATTTTGTGTAATATCATTGTACCTTCAATCGTATACCCCGTGTATCTTTGGTGCTTGCCTAAATCTCCAGATACGTCAACCTCTTCATAATTTAAAGTTGTTTTCGCTTCAAAACTCTTTACATTGGCGTAAAGTTCGCCGTTAATCCACGTACGTCCAAATGTTCCACGCATAATTTTGTTCGTTTTCATTGCATTAGTCATTTATCGCACCCCCTAAGCCATCGTAATGTTAAATGTCAAATCCTCAATTGCATCAAGTATCTTTATGCTGCCACCCAGATAAACGTTAGACCCAAATGTCATACTTTTAACCTTTGCATCGTCCCATGTTTCCGCCTCTGTTTCGCCCGTTGCAAGCCATGCATCTCGCTGTGCTTCAATATCTACAGTTGCTTCGTTGGTAAAGGCATTATCAAGGATATCTTCTGCCGCAAGCCCTCTAAAATAGCTATTAATAGCTGATATAAACAACGCTTGATTGTCATAGTTATTTTTGTATTTGCCTACATAGTTGTTTTTAAACTCAACACTAATGTCCTCTAAAATAAGGTCCATAGCCTCAACAATGGTAATCTTCTTCATATCAGCCGCTACACCGCTAGTTAATGTCACAAGGCTGTTGACAGCTCTAGCAACCCTTACCTCACCATCATCGTTAAATAATACAAACTCACCATCATCAATGGCGTCATCAACATCAGCAGGCTCTACAGCACTCTCAAGGTCTGTAAGCACATAGTAAGTAGCTGACCTTGTAAATGGAAGTCCTGCAAGCAGTCCGCAAATTCTAGGTAGGTATAAGTAACCGCTAATTGCCGAACTGTCCACAGGTGTAACCGTTGTGTTTGTAAAGTTAACCAGGTGCATATCATCAGTTGTTGCCGCATCAAATACCACAGCTTTGTACTTAAAGTTTTTACTATTGGCATTTTTGCTTTTAATATATGTAGCCACCGCCTGTTGCTCATCTGTAGTGTTGTCAACAAAGCATAACCAATTGTATTTAATAGTATCAAGTATGGTCACTACGTCTGAAAAATCATCTGTTGTAGCAATCCTAACAACGATAACTTTGTATGGCGTGCCCAAAAACGCTGTTTGGATAGCGGTATAATTTGTTGCTGTATAATCCGTGCTATCTACACTTGTAGCATATAGATATTCTTTTTTGGTAAATGTAGTGTCCGTGTCATCTTTAACTGCAATACAAACAATGCCGTTTTCACTTCGTGTTATGGCGGACACTGCGTTCTTGCTAAAATTAATTAAAATTTCTGGCAATCCCATTTATTATCACTCCTTTTTTATATTAACTTCCAGTGTTTCTATGTACTCATTTTCGTCTAAGTCATCAATTTCTTGTGCCGTCACGACCTCGAAAGTAACTTTTAACGCCATATCAATTCCACTAATGTCATAAATTATATTGTCGGGGTAAATATAAAAATCCTCTGCAACCATAATTCGTCCACGTAAAATATCGGTAAACTTATTACGTATTTTTAGCAGTTCCAAAAAACCTTTATTAATGTTTTCGGCAAAATAATAGACGGCAAATCCGTGTGTCTGTTGCAATAACCCATTTGCCGCCATTTCGTCTTGACTATTTTCTACATCGATGTAAATACAGGGTCTTTTGTATCCTTTTTCAACATCCTTATTCATCATTTCAGCACTGCCGAAGTTGATTTCCATCAACTCTGTAACAGCCTTTATGCATTCAATTACTGTAATCATTAATGCAACCCCTTTGCCAGCAAATCATCAATAAAAACTTCTATGTCTTGCGGGAAGGTCGGCTTAAACTCATTACCAGCCTTATCCATAATATGTTTACCTACAACAAACCCTCCATTCTTTGCGTTAATGTGTCCAAGTTCAATCAAATGTGCGTGTGGGGCTTTGTTTTTTGCCCTTATTTGATACTCGTCACCGTTGTAAATGTAGGGCTTGCCATGGGTTAACCCTTTAAGCAAGTTTCCTGTTTTCTTTTTGGTTTCCGACTTGTAACCCTTTCTGGCTATTCGGTTAACCTTATTAGCTTCTCTTCTTAAAAAAGCCTTTGTTTCCTTTGGAAATTGTATTTGTGCCAATCTTACAAGCTCGGTGTTGAACTCTTCTAACTCTGTAAAATCAAACCCATCAACTGCCATAATCAAACACCACCTTGCAGAATATTTCTAACCGTTCATGATTATTGTAAGGGTCTAAAATATACAAAATGTTGTACCTCTGACCATTGTAAATAAACCACATATCAGGCAATATATCTGTTCTGTACCGAGTAACAATCTTATGGGTGGTCTGGCTTAGTTCTGTGTCGGCACTTCTACCACTTAACAAACCGCCTGTTTGGGGTATCACTCCTGCCCAAATGTCTTTTAACTTGGTTTCAGCTATGTCATATTGTCCCAACTCATTTTTTTCTGTAGCCTTGCCGTTATACCACAGTTCGATTTTGCGGTTTAAAAGGCTTGTAAGGCTACCTTTGTTCTGTACCATATAAATCACCGCCTATAATAAGTTTTTACAGTACATATCTAGCGTTGTTTTAGCTACGATATTAACCTTGTCATTTTGCACTGTGTACTGGCGATTATCGTACATATCAGCAACCAATACAAAACAAACCGGTGTTATATCCTCGTGGGTATCTATTTCCTCGTCTGTCATACCTGTGTAACTGCGTATAAACGCTTTTGCACCACTTAGAAACATGGTTAAATCTTCCGTTTCGTCTACTCGAACATAATCAACAAGGCTTGCATTTGTTATTTCACTTACTTTCATCAGCTTTCACCTTTTTCCTGTCGGTTTTAATTTCCTCTACAAATTGGGCTTTCAAGAGGTCGTTTAAGACCTCTTTGTCCGCTATATCCTTTTCCTCACCCAATGTCATAGAGGTTAAACCGCTAAACGATACGAGTGCCCTAACCTTCATAAGCCACCTCCTAAGCTATGTTTTTTACGGTTGCATACGCTTCGGCAAGCACTGGTTTACCATCAATAAAGAGGAAACCGAGAACACCCTTAGCACCCTGTGTAGCATATACCTCATTTAAAATTTGAATAGTTTGTGATGGATTTACATTAGCAATATAAGCACTCGCAAAGTCACCAAACAAAATAGGTGTTTTGCTAGAACCAAGTTCGTCCATTGCCTCACTAATCATTACTGGTTTGCCTAAAATTGTTCCTTCGTAGCCATTAACTGGATTAGCGTTAAATAAATACACTCCCGTGCTATCCTTTAACAATCTGATGGCACACAATGTACCTCTTGACATTAACCACACTGCTTTTTGTATGTAAGGTGCTTTCAAGCTGTGGTATATTTTAACAATCTCGTCCGCTGTAATTGCCGTTGCACTGGCAAGATTAAAAACAGTTCCCGAAGATGTTAAGCCAGTTGGCTGTAATGTTCCTGTGCCTTTAATAATGGCTGTTTCAACCTTTGTTGCAAAGTCTCTGGTCTGCTGTCCAATTACCTCTGCTGTAATGTCAAAATTAGCTTGGTTAATAAGTTCGATTGGGATTTTAGCCAATGAACCTAATTTAAAATGGTCAATTTCTACAACTTCATAGTCAGGGTCACTTGCTGTAACCTCTGCTAATTCATCCGTCCAACCTGCTGTCATTTTATTTTTCTCTACAATCTGCTGGTACTTACCTGTGGAGTTGATTTTTCTTACCATGCTGTAAATTCCAGATAATTCTTCAACTTTCTTAAGAATATCACTGGATAATTCAGTTGGTATGATGTTACCGTTAACAGTAGTTGACATTTGTGCACGTGTTTCTACTGGATTTTCGCCACGGATAAAGTCATTAAGAATATCTTTTGCTGCTCTTGTCTCCGTTTCTGTAGGCTTTTTAGCTATCATCTTTTCGAAATCTTCTATAGCCTTAATCGTTTTATCCAGACCGTCTACTAAACTTCTAATTTCCTCAAATCTAGTGTTTTCAGTCTCATTAAATGCTCTTGTTTCTGTTTTGGCTGAATTAATTAGCCCCTGCATTTCTTCCACTAACGCATTTCTCTGCTCAATCATTTTTTTAAGTTCCATTATTTGTTTCCCCCTTTTAATTTTATAAGTTGTATTTGTTTTTCGTACAGGCTGTAGTCAATTGGTTCTGCTCTTTCTTCTGGCTTTCCTTCTGGTTCTATTACCTCTACTTCATCATCAAAGTAACGTTGCTCTGAAATTAATTCATCTTCTCCACGCATTTCAATTGATGTAGCCGTGTATGCTGGTGTTTTATCCAGAATAGATACTTCTCTAAGTTCTATATCTTCAAGGTATCTTCTTTCAACGCCGTTTTGGTCGGTCTCCCACCTATCGCCATTCGTATTCTTAATGAACCCAAACGACCAACCTCTTAACTCTTTCTTGCGTGCTTTTTCCATAACTTCCGCATCCATGATTCTTGCTTTGGCATAAAGACCTATGTTGTCCTCCCTAAGTTCCAATTCACCGCCTGTAGTTGAACCTAAAACCTTTTGGTGATTAAATCTAACTTCTATGTTTTTGGCTCGCTCTATGGCTCTTTGAAAGGTTTTAGGGACTACCTGCTCTAAAAACCTACCCTTTGGTGCTGGTAACGGTCGGCTATCTCTGCCTACAGCGTTCACGTATCCTTCAATAACCACATGGTCTGCTCTAATTTCTACCTTCATCTATTTTCTCACCTCCTTTCGATAAATCCGTGATACTGTCCATATTTGGCGTGTAGTACGTCTTAGTATTTACATCGAACACAACTTGTCCTAGGCTCATTGTGATTATGTCGAAGCCCTCTATTTTTTCGTAATCTTCCAAGTACCGTATTTCATTTTTAGTTATCCACCCTGCTTCAACTGCTGTCTTGTAGGCTTCAAACCGTTCTTTTACATTACCCTTTAGCAATTCCTTTGTATCACAGGCAAAATAAAAAGAGCCCTTCTCGGATTCAAGTAATAGGCTCTTGTTTAAAGCGGTTTCTAATGCTTTTAAGATTGGCATTATAGCGTTTTTGATGAAGTTATTTCTGTCCTGTTCCGTTGCAGTACCGTTTAACATATTAGGCGGTACGTTAATTAACTTGCACATTTCTTCTGAATTAGTCTTTTTATTCTCGTTTAACTGCATTTCTACAGAAGTGTTGCTTGCCTCCTGGAACTCTATGCCATCATTAAGAACAACTATGTTTTCATCGTTGTTGCTGTATAGCATTTTCCACGCTGCCTTTAATGCTGTCATAATTTCTTCGGATAGTCGACTTTTAGCTTTCAAAAAACCTTTTTTATTGCCACCCGTCAGTACAAGGGTCTCTTCATACTTTAATTGGGCATAGGCTACAGATAGCATTTTTTGATTTTCACTTATGATACCCTTACCAGTTACACCATTTTTGGTATTTTTGGCTATGTTTATAAACTCAAAGTTCCGATACGGTACGCCATTAACAGATATATCCACTTTTTTAAATATCGGGTCGATACTTTCGACCGTAGATATGTAGGCATTATCTATGTAATGTAGGCTTTTAACCGTGTTGTATTCTTTATTTATGTACGCAAAAGCACTGCCAAATAATAAATAATCCGTTGTCATAGCTTTCTTAAACTGGAAACCATCTAGCAAGTCCCCTGTTTCGTCATTCAGCAACTTGGTTCTAACATCGTTCAATACCTCTGCCGTAGCCCCTTCGGATTCTCTGTAAAGTTTAATTGGTATCGTAGCAATTGTGTTTGATATTAACTCAACACACCCTGCTACAGTGGGTATGTTGAGTGCTTCGCTCTTTCCAATCGTAGTGTTGGCTACCAGTGCACCTAGCAGAGCATCTAGTGTTGCATCTGCCCTTGTTTCAACTTCTTTTTTAAACCATTTCAAATTCTCACCCCCTTCTTTTTTGGATTAGATAATTGACCGCCTCCTTTCACAATAGTGTGTTTAGAATGAAATCGCTGTTCAATGTCTCACCTCCTGTTTATCCTACCTGTACACCAAAATTGTTGCTATCGTATAAAATGTCCTGTTCTATCAGATATGTGGAAATGATATTTCCAACAACTTGGTCTACCTTTCCGACTGATTTCTTTTTATTAACATATTTATTTCGGTTTGTGTCCTCTGTGCATCGTGCGTTTTGGAAATTTATCTCAAGCATTAAATTATTATCATAGTGATATTTTTTGCTTAGTATTTTTTCTTTAAGCAATTTTGTAGGTGAATGCAATACACTTGAATGTTGCTTCACTTCAACGCACTCAATCCCCTTCGCCTCTAGCTTTTGAACTGTACTTATGGCGTTCCACTTATCATATCCCAGCCGCACTATCTCAACCCCATACCGCTTAGGCAAATCTAAAATAAATTGCTCAACAAATGTATAAGATATTACTTCATCACCGCAAGCAAAACAGAACCCCTGTTCAATTAGCCGTTTATAGTCAACATCTTCCCTTTTTGTTTTATATTCAAGCCTATCTTTTGGGATAAATCCAAATGTTTTTGAATAAATGTGGCACTCTTCTGAACCTTCGCCCTCGTATGTTTCCATATTCACGCAAACATTATCGTCTGACATAGATAAATCAAGCCCTATCCACACACGCCGTCCTCTCCACCATGAATCAGCTATTGCCGTTCTGCATTCCCTTACCTTGGTAATCTCAACATATCCCTCAACACCAAGCCCCTTGTATTTGATATTATTGTGCTTGCAAAGGTAGTTTTCTCGTTTGTTTTCATACATAACCGCATCTTCACGCATTTCTTGAATCGCATCAAAGATATAATCATGCTCAACCGCTACTGGATTGCTTTGATAGATTATTAAGTCGTTGGTCTGCCATTGGTCATCTGTCAGTAAATCATCGTCGGGCTCATAAATCAGCGAAAACATTCTTCGGTTTTTTCTTAAGCCGTCCAGAACTTTCTTACCTTTGTCAACTTCATCAATCATTACATTGTTGTCGTTTGGGTATTCTGTGCTTATGATGATTCCAAGTTTATTAAACAATGTAATCTGCGATGACCTCATAGCTTCAACGGGGTACGAATCCATAGCCCCAGCTTCATCTGCTAAGAATGCATTTGCTAATTTACCATCCATTTTATCTTCCGAATATGCAAGCGGCGTATATTCACTCTCAGTTAGTAAACACCTTATTTCGCTTCTTAGTGTTTTAAATACTGGCTCTAGTTCGTCACTTAACAAAGGACTGCTTTTTATAATCTTTTTAATTGCAAGCTGTAGTTCCTTTGACAATTTTAAATCAGGTGCAACAGAAAAGAACCTAGAAAATCTAGGCTCCATAAGCATTAACAGTATGAATATAACAGCGGCGTTAAA